CACAAAATGCTGATTTTGTACGGATGTTTCGCGGCCGAAAACCCGTTTTCGGGCAAAAACGGTCGTTTTCGGCGATTTTGCATTTGAAAAAGAGCCGTGAAAACGACGAAAACGAGAGAACCACGATCTCCCGTTTTCTCCGTTTTTCTCCCGTTTTCTCACGTTTTCGTTTTCCCCGTCTTTTCCAGCATTTCCTCAAGTTTGGCAAGTTCGTCCGGCCCTAAAGTGGACAGGTCGTGCGTGACAGTCTGTTTGACGCCGCCAGAGTGTTCGATCTCGTGCTTGTCGCGCCAGCCAAGCTGTTTCAGCGAAAAGATCGCACCGGGTGCGTTGTATTCGCCGGTCAGGAGCCCACGTTCGAGGCGAGACTCCTTTTTCGCAACCGCCTTTTTTACGAGCGTGGCAAATTCCGGTCGATCATATAGCAATGTTCTATCTATATTGTTCATGTAAGCAAATTCCGCAATGATCGGCAAGTCATTCTCTTCTATATACTGCTCAAACTTTTTCACCAGCTCCGCAATCTGCTTTTCGCTATACTCGGGCGGTCTTCCTCTTCTTCTCTTTTTTTCCGTCATACTCACCACCCCAAACAAAAAGCGCCTCTCCGGCGCTACTCTACACTACAACTATATCATGCGCCCACCCCTCAAAAATATAATTTTCCTATACTCCACCGCTGATAAAAAACTTTTACTGCATGTTCGCATTATGTTCGTATTGCAAATGTATTCTGTCCGTACTATATTTGAGGCAGACAACAGCATAAGCCGACAGCCGACACAAGGGCGGCGGGCTTGAAAGGATGGTCGAAATGCTGAAAGGAGGATTTTTGAATGCAAGGCAACAATATGCAAATCAATTGGAACGGCACGGTCAAATGGAATCAGCTTTACGCAACGGAGAAAGACCTTCTCGACGATATGATAAAGGTTGACGTTCAAGAGTTCATCCGGCGGCGCTTTAATGGCTTTCAGTACCTCGAAAGCTTTCAAAGGCAGTACGCAAGCAAAGGACAGCTGTCCGACAAGCAAATGACCATGCTCAAACGGATGGCGAAAGAGATTTTTAAATACCACAACTGGCAATGATGCCGGGCAGCGCTCACCTGCGGTGGCTATCACATCGTGGATGGTGACAGCGCACATATCGAGATGTCACATGACGCCGGAGAGTAATTTCCGCCGCATCCGCACCATCGACACCCGAAAATATCCCGCCTGACGAGTCCGCTGGTCACGGACGAAACCGGGGCAACCCGGTCGCGGGAGACCGCACATCATGGCCGACAGCCGACACAAGGGCGGCGGGCCGGAAAGGAGAATCCGAAATGCAAATGCAAAAGATTAAAATCAATGAGGAACAACTCCGCGAACAAATTGCCGAGGCGATCCGTGAAGCCGCATGGTTCCAACGGCACGGCGGAGAAATCCAACTGTATGGCCGTATCGAAGATGGCGAAGTGACCGAGTTCTTCACCGAAGTATTCGCCGGTCACAATAGCTGGGTTGAAGGCGAAAACATCATTCGCCTGTACACCTGCAAGTGGTTCGATCCGATGGGTGACGAATACCTGCCCGATTGGCTGGAAGGCGAGCTGATGGGCCGCGACGAGTTGGTGACCGAGTTCGTGGAACACCTCCGAAACGAGGGGTTGAACCACGAAGAGCCGCACAAGGAGTTGGACGAGTTTTCCAGAAAATACCCCGAACTGTGGGACGAATTCATGACGAAGTGGCGGGAAATCTGGCTGGAGCAAAATATCGACGACATGGTTGACGAAGCCATCCGCCGCATCGAAGAATACGAGGAAATCGAATTGATAAACGAATGAAGCCCGCCTGCTGCCACAGGCGAGCTTCGGGGCGGAGAACATGCCGACCCTCCGCCCCTCCAGTATAACACAAATCATGGAGGGATTGAACATGCGTATCCTTGAAACCATCGACGAAATGACCTTCGACGATCTGGCGAACTGCTATGACGATCTGTATTTCCGCAGGGAAAATATCGCTTGGAAGCAATACCGCCTCCGCGGTGACGACGAGCCGCAACTCTACGTCACCGACCTTTCCAACGCCCTTAAGCCCGGGCGGGATGTCACGCAGTACATCTTTCGGGGGCCGATGTGGGACGTGCTGTTCTTCACCTTCGATGAACCGGTTTCCGCCGTTTTGCAACGCCTCTACCGGAAGGAAGTCCGAGGCATCGATTACCGCGTCCGAGTGCTACCGTCTATGCGGGTTTTCAGTCCGTTTGCCGAAGTGAAGCGAATCACCCCGCCGCAAAAGTGGACGTTGCCCCACGTATGGAAGGCAATCCTGTCCGGCCAAATCACACGCGGACGGACAAGCTTGCGGCTAACCGACGATTACGCGCTGGACAACGCCATGAACTTTTGGCGCGGCGATCTTGACCTTCTCCAGTTTGCCCGCGACATCATCGAACGCCCATCCGGCTGGTGGGTGCGTGTGGAGGAAGAGACCGAGCGGCATATCCTCATAGGTGTCAACTGCCATCATTTTGATTACAAAAAACTGGTGTTCAATAAATCCGCCTGACGATGGCCACGGTGGCACCTGGCCGAAACGCCCCACAAGGGGCGTCGCGGGAAACCGCACAAAATCTACGGGAGGTATGACACGATGAAATTGGCCGACAAACTGCGGAAACACACCATCCCCAACGTCGATTACACCGAGATCCATTTCCTGGCCGACGGATGGAAAGGATGGGCTATCGTGGCGGAAGACGGAACGGTGGTCGAACTCAACGCCAGATGCCACATGACGCCGGAGAGCAATTTCCGGCGAATCCGCATCACCGACACCCGAAAATATCCCGCCTGACGATGGGCCGGCGGCTCCGGCCCGAAACCTAGCCCCACACGGGGCGACGGTCGCGGGAAGCCGCAAATAACACAAGAAGGAGGAAACAGCCTTGGCAACGAAAAGTGTATCCGTCAACCTCCAACCGCACATCCTGGACGAACTGGCCGAACGCGGCCAGCGCGCCCCCACCATCAACCGCGATCTGGAACGTCTCTACACGCTGTACCAACGCGCGTTGCGGCGCGTGAGCCTGACGGTCGATGAAGCGTGCCTAATTGTTGACGCGCTGAATGGCAGTCTTTACGACGCGCGCACCGCCGGACTTTTGCCCGCTGGTGTGCGTGACGCGATCCGGCTGGATGGGCTGGATCAGAAATGGAGCGTTGACGGCGAATCGCTTGTGCAGAAGCTTTCCGAACTCGATGAACTGTCCTGCATGGCAATCATCGACGCGGCGGAACGCGCCTGGGCCGACGAAAGCGAACGTGATTTCCGGGAAGTGGTTACGGAAAAGTTTGGAATCAAGACAGGATGATTGCGAACAAAAAAACTATCGCCGCCCCTTCGCGGCGTTTTTCTTTTTCACACACTTCCTCCACGGACAGAAGATGACGTTTCCCTCGCGCCGTCCCCACTCGCATTTGCGGCATATCTCCGCCTGTTTACGGCTTATCCTTTGCATGTCCGTTTTCCCCCATCATTGCCCGGCAAAAGGCGCGTGCGCGTCACCATTGTCCGTGCTTCCGCAATCTCAATATATTCCGCCTCCCGCTCGATGCCGATAAAGCCGAACCTCTCACGCCGTGCCGCTACTAATGTCGAACCACTGCCTGCGAACGGGTCGAGTACGATTCCGCCAGGAGGAGTGACCAATCGAACAAGCCACGCCATAAGGTCAGTCGGTTTGACGGTTGGGTGCGTATTTCGCAATATTCCACCGTTTTGCTTTCGCGGTGAACCATCGCCGTTCCGTGTGAATCGTCCACCATCAAACTTTTTACTCTCGCGTTCAGGTAACGTTATTTCTTCTCCACGCCAATCACTATTCCGGTCCTTCTTCGACGCCTTTTTAGATAGGTGTTTGGGTGTAACGTTGCCTGTTTTCGCGGTCACATCGCAATATTTCGACCAGAAAGCGTCTGGTTCGGTGGTGACGATGTTTGCGGGGAAACGTCCTGTATTAACGGAAGGATTCGGCATCTGCCTGTCTGTTCTTCCTTCAGCTTCTCTCCATGCGTTGGATACTTCGCCGCTACTTCTCACTTCCTCGTCTCCAATCCTACAACCGCCTATATTAATCGCCCCCGTCCCAAATCGTTCTACATTCTCCGCAACCGTTCCGATCAGCGGCTTTCGCGCAACGATGATCGGCTCATGCGCAGGTTTTAGCGCCGTGCCCCATCCATCCCATTTCTTGGCTAGGTCGGTTGCGGGGGCGGTTATAGCAATAAAGTCTCGTTCGTTTATATTTTTACCTCCTCCCCCATAATTTCCGCCTGTTAGCGTTCGCGCCGTGCCTGTCGCTTTATATCCGCCGATAACCTCGCGCTCAACGCCCGCCCGCTTATCAAACGCCTTCGACACGTCCAACGATTTGGGGAAGCCGCTGAAATACAGCCACTCGATAACGTCCCGTATCTCAAATCCTGCCAACCGCAAGCTAATCGTCATCAGGTCCTGCGTCCGTGTTCCGGCGAATACAATCGCATGACCGCCAGGTTTCAGTACGCGGTAGACTTCCCGCCAAATGGACGGTCCAGGAACGAACGAATCCCACGTTTTGCCCATGAAGCCGCCGCCCCGGTGAGTGTAGTCTTCGCCTGCGAGCCATTTTTCTAAGACTTCGCGGATATCCGGTTCTTGCGAAAGGCCATACGGCGGGTCAGTGACAACCGAATCAACGCTATGATCAGGCAAATTTTTTAATTCTTCAAAACAATCTCCATGTATTAACTTGTATGTCACTTCTCCGCTCCCCACCTTCAAATCAGCGCCAAACTCACTACTTGCTAAGCGCCACCGCAAACATCATCCGACAAAACGCATGGCCGAGGTGATCGTCCTGTGTGTCCCCGGCCATGTATGCGTAGATATGCGCGAGTGCGTGGTTAAGATGGTCATTGATCGGTATCTTGCGCCAGTTGTCTTCTCCGTGACGTTCTGCGCCTTGATAAAGCACCTCTGCAAGTGTAAAGATTGCTTGCGGGTCGATCAGATCAAAACGATATGGTAAAAGCGATTGTGAGCCGCCTTGTTCGTTTGTGATCGTTGGCGCGTCTTTGCCGAGGCCTTGGATCATTTCAAACCACCGCCAAATTCGCCCGTTTCATCATGAGATACTCGATCCCATCATACATATCCCGAAAATCAACAATCTTCTTCCGATCCGGGAACAGAACGCACATCGGCACGCGCGGATCGCCTTTCAGACCGCCGATCCACTGCGAATAGTCGTCCGTGATCTTGTAACTGCCGGTGCGCATCCATACCGTATCTTTGCCGCCGACAGTTTTGGCGTGCGTCTCGTTGGTGTGAATATGACCAAGCGCGATAATGTCCGCGTGCGTCGCGTTGAACAGGTTGCGCTGGCTGTTTGTCGTGTTCAAGCTGGAGTTGTACCGGTATGAGTGGTGAGCATGAATCCGGTATGTAACCTCGCCAAGCCGAAGGATAATCTCACCGCCATACCACAGGTAAGGCGATTCGATCTTTCTCGCCAAGTATTTCACATAATCTTCCCCTGTTTCCTTTACGACCCAGCTATCGTGATTTCCCTTTAGCACAGACAGATTCCCGCGTTGGTAGTACCGTGTGAAGAAGTATTCGCAGAGCTCCCGCTGCTTGTCAGCCGTAATGACTTGCTCGAAAGAACCGCCGGGATGACTGCGCGTGATGTAGTTGTCGCAATAATCGCCCATTAGGACGTTGTACAGACCGTCTGTGGCCTTGATAATGGCGCTGTCAGCCTTTAGTTGCTCGTGATCGGTATAAAGGCCCCCGAGGTGCCAGTCGCCCGAAAAACAGACGCCTATGGGCTTGTCGTCGTCGATTTCAATCGTGACCGATGTCTGCCGGTCGTCGCGCTCCTGCATCTCCTTTTGCGCACGGATGATGACGGACAGAAACTTTTCCGGGTCGTGTTCAGCCGCGTTTTTTCGGTCAAAAAAGGTGATGCTGTTCTTCCTGTGACCGTACCGCTTCAGCTTGTGCCGGACCGATTCATCCGTGAACTCCCGCCCGAATTTCCGTGTCATCGCCTCCGCGTACCAGGCATATGTAGCCCCCGGCTGCTGCTGCACCAGTTCCATCAGGTACCGGTTTTCCTCTTCGCTCCACGGAAGTCGATTCAATTTCACCCCTCCGGTTCGCTCACAAAGTCACGGAACACGATCATTTTTGCGATTTCCAAAAGCCCGATCATTTCTCCGTAATTTAAATCGTCATGGCTTATCTCAACTTCTCCCGTCACAACATCCATTGTAACGAGTATCCGCTTTTCCACCTTTGGCTTGTCCACCGCCATCACCCCTGATAAAACAAAACAGCCCGCGATATGCGGACTGTG